CACAAACCACCCCCTCTCTGCGTGAAGGTCTTAGCAGGTGTTCTCCATCCGGCTCTCCTGCGATTACACGCTTTTTGAGAGTGTTGTAGGAGATGCCGAGTATTTCACTCCATCTTTTTATGGAATGACATTCACCGAACGCCGTAACCTTATGTGTGGAGCATCGGTTATTGCAATTTTCCTTGATTGAAACCCATCGACAGTTTTCGGGAGAATAGCCCCTGTCGTTATCGACTCTATCAAGAGTCAAGGTCTCAGAATAACCGCTCTGTAACGCCCATCCCTGAACGCCTTGCGTTTTTTCCATTCGAGACATACTGAGATGCCTCTGCCACCATATCGAGCGTAGAAGGGGTGCTTAGGGTTCGTACAACGCTGAATCATATTGGAATGAATTACATCAAGTCTTGTCTTCACTTTCACCACTCCTTTCTCGGTATGTCGGTATGGCTCCGTGAATTCCACCGAATCCCAGGGTACATTGACAGTCGCCAATCATCAAATTGAGTTTGGACGAAAACAACTCTTCCTCGGGAATTGATTTATCGTGTATACGTTCGAAAAACTTTACCGCTTCCGCCGGAACATATTCCCAAAGAATGTTGTCCAGGAAATTATATTCCCGCTCGTCGGTATGCGTTTGTGGGTGAGCATCGAGGTATGCCGCTGTCAGCTTCGCGTTCGTCATGTACAGGGCTTTTTCATCAGGTATACCTTTTGCCCTGCCGAGGAACAGCTTGTTTTTCAGATAGTTTTTTCGCAGCTTGTACAGCTCTTCTGTTGCGTCGACATCGTGAACACAGTACATTACTGTTTCGTCGATTTCATAGTCAGTAAGAGCACGATCGAGGTTGAAGTCCACTTCTGATTCTTGTATATCCATTCCGAGATGAGCTTCTATTGCCTTTAGGGACAAGCCTACCTGACAGTCATCGAATACATCAAACTGCTTGAAAAAGTAACGATTCCCACGCATCAGCGGGTGTTCCCAGCCGCCTCCGCCGCCGATTATATAGTCATTGAGTTCTTTTATGTCTTCGGGCGAAGCCTCGGCAAGAGCTGCTTTAAGGATGAATTGATCGTAGTGCTTATTGTTGAACCCGCAGAGCAGAACGTCATCGTCTCGCATAAACTCCTGAAGTGTTTCAGGGTCATTGTGAATGATTGTATAGATTCCCGTTTCGGCGGACTTAAATACGAAAAGCCAATCGTGCGCGAAAACCTCGCAGTCGAAAAAATAAATCATTGTGCACCTCCGTCCGCGAATAAACATCCGTTTTTACGATAGATACCTACTCGTGATTTGAACGCCCGCTGAAAGTATCTTCCGTTGTCTACGAAGTCAATGCATATCGGGTCTTTCTTACCCTCATGCGTTCGAGCGACACGCCCTATCGCCTGTGTAACTACGGCATAGTCCTTTTGCGGCAAGGTCATGTAAAGCATTTCAAGACACGGTATATCAAGCCCCTCTTTTGCCAGTGAAAAAGTCGCGAATAAATACTTTTTCTTGCCGTTTCGCATGTCTTCTATAGCCTGCTCGCGTTCCGCTTTGCTTCTTTTCGAAGTCATTTTCCCGGAAATCATAACGGATTGTTCCCGCATCTCGGGCGGAAGCGCCGACATCAATGTTCTCAGATGTTCGAGCCTTTCCGAAAGAATCAGCCCCGGACGATCTCGATATACCGAAATAGTTCGTACTATTGTGTCGTTTCGAGTACTGTCGGCGCAGAGGTGATTTATCATCTTCGCATATGCGATGGTGCCATCGGAGTTCAAACAGTCAAGAGATATTCCGCTCGTTGTGTCTACCGTGCGAACAGTGACAGGCATTGTTTTTTCGGCAACAGCTTCATCAGGCACTGTATAAGCTACATGACCAAGAAGCGCGTATGTTGCCTCAATCATTCCGTCGGCTCTGTGTACGGTCGCGGAAAGTCCGAATTTATGTCGCGCTACGATATGATTCAAGACCTTGTAAAATTGAGTCATAGTTGTCGGGCTTCCGGCTACTCGGTGACATTCGTCGACAATCACCACATCCCAGCAATCCTTGTATCGGTCGAGATCGAGTTTAGCCATCGTCTGAACCGTCGCAAAAGTTATTCCCTTACCTATCTCAACTTTTCCGCCCGTGATTGTACCTATGAGTTCTTTATCAATATACTGCTCGGCTCGCGCCTTGCTCTGATTTAACAGATCGAGGGTGTGTGTGAGCCACAGCACAGGTCGGCGATATCTTTTAGCAAGTGCTATCCCCATCTGCGTTTTACCGCTTCCGGCTTTACTTTGAAGTATTCCGTACTGACTCTCTATCAGCTTGTCAACAGCCTCAGATTGATAATCATACAGAGGTACTGGCTTGCCGCCGAAGTCGATATCTTTATTACATCGGAACTCAACATCAAGACTTAGTGATTCACCGTCTACGACCATATCTGAAAACACACCTCGTGTGCCATATGGAAGAATCAAGTCATCCCCGTCTTTTTCATAAAGCGTCAGGTTTTTGGGAGTATCCCCTATCCAAAATCCCATTCGCGCTTTTTTAGCATATATGGGATTTTTAATCGTCAATGTGTTTTTGCATAGCTGAACAATTTCGGGGGTCGGGTCAGATACCCGAATGGTGCTACCAATACTCAAGCGCATGATTTCACCCAAACTTCCAACTTAACCCCCCATGAATCGAGTTCAGTTTTGTGGAGTGAGGATTTGACGCGAGAAAGAACCATTAGTGTGGTGTGAGGAATCATATAGATATTCCCCTCAATCAGAACTGCAAACCATGCTCTCCCGTTCCCAAAGCTTCTCCAAAGCTCCATTGCAAGATTCTGATTATCTTCGATTCTACCGAGCCTGAATGAATCTCCGGAGCAAACTTTGCAGTCTATCAGATAAGCAATGCCGTTTCTGACGGCAATTACATCAGCAGGCTGACCGTCACGGTTCTGTGCGAAGTTATGTACCCAGAACCCCTTGCTAAAGAGCATCTCGCAGAATGAACGCTCAAAGGCGTTTCCGGCTTGTTTGTTTGAATGTTTCATTGTTTTACCTCTTCATTTGAATTTAGGACAAGTTGCCATTTTGTGTTTCGCATCTCTTACAGGTTTTCCGTGTCTCGGGAATCTTGCCCGAAGCAAATCGTACTCGAGTGACTGCTGCTTGTGAATTTCCTTGAGAAGTTCTTGTCGAGCAGAGAACCATTCAAGGTATACTTTGCAGGTCGCATGGCATTTGATATCACGGTTTTCACATTGGTGACAGGGGTTAATCGGCATAGTTCATCACCCCGCTTTCCAATGACTTCGGTTTATTCAGGCTTTTACCAACCATTCCGATTCCTATTCCTTTTCTTTTTGAGGTGATACGCACAATAGTCCTCGGAAGCTGGAATCTCACGGAAACATTCCGTTTCATAGGTATAGGCGCAGCATTTTCCGTCCCATCCGTTACTCGGACGATAGATATCGCGAAGCCAATAACAAGTTTTGCAGATGTTTTTTCTGTGCCATTCCGGCTTTTTGGGGGCATCAGCGGTCTTTTCGAGTCTTTCCATTGCGTTCGCTCCTATCGGCTTTGAGTCTGGCTCTGACTCTGTCCTCGAGAGCTATGAACTTGTCCTCATGCCAAAAGCCGTAGATTATCAGTACGACGACAGCAAATTCAAAAACTGTCTGAATTGCAAATTTTAAAGCCATAGTTATATCTCCCTCTCTTCCTTTCCGTCTGCCTGTCCGTCATCCCCCGGAAGCTTGCGGGATTGGAGATGAACAATGAATGAAAATAACGAAAGGAGTGTAGTGAGTGACCTCTGGGAGATGAGGCACAGGCAGACAATGATTGTTATTTAACTGGGGTCTATCCCCGTGTATTCTTTGAACTGTTTCGGGTTGATATAGTAGGTGTAGCGATCACCGTTCATCTTCATCGCGGTTCCTATAGGAAGTCGCCCTCGCTGTAAACCGATTCTGACGAACATCTCGCTCACACCCATAAGCCTTGCGGCATCTTTGACTGTGATTCTTTTCATGATTCTCGCCTCACGAAGAGAACGCCTTGAGAAAACGCTCTTTACCTTTGACGGTGATAAGCATCTGAACGCCTGTCCAGTCGGTCTTATCGTTGTATGTCTCTTTGACAGTGAACAGCCCTGAATCGACATGCTCCGCATAGGGCATCAGCCTGCCGCGCTTGTCGCGGTAAATGTATTTGTGGTCTATAAGCCACTTTACAAAGTCATTCTGTTTCAGCCCGAGAAGCTTCGCCGTCTCTCTGATTCCAGTAAGACTCTCACGGTCGCACAGACCGTCAAAATATTCCGCTTTTGGCTGCATAATGGCGTTCTGAACCGAGAGGTTAGCGTTTATAGTTTTGAATCTCTCAAGCCTTTCCTCAGCCATTCTGAGGGCTCTCGACATCACTGCTTCGGGCGAGTTCCACTCTCTTTCGAGCTGCAAGAAATACTGTCTCGCCTGCTTGCCTTTCTCGTTGCGCTGAAGCATACAGATCTCTTTTGCCATGTCGATGGTGAGCTGCGCATCCTGTCTCGGCTTGCCCGGTAAGCCGTCAGACCTATTCGACAAAAATGTCGAATAGTCCTCTTCCTCAGCAAAACCGTATTCGCACATTCTCGGGAACCATTTGTCATAGGGTGTTCCGACTTCAAGAAATTCGTGCAGGTCTCTCGCTAAGACCGTAGGTCTGTCGCTTTCATAGTTGATTTTGATTAACTCGTTCATTTACAAAGCTCCTTTATCGTTTAATTTATTTGTTGGGTATATCCGACCCTTTTCCAATTACTATCGATTGATTGAGTGCTTTCAGCAATGCATCCAAGCGATACAGAGTTGGTTCCACTCGTCCCAATTCGTAAAAAGATATGGTCGAAGCTGGTATCCCGCTCTTAATTGATAGCTGTCTCAATGACAGTCCCGTATCTTTTCGGCATCGGCTTAACAAATCAGGTATGTTCATGGTTTCCTTTCCACAACATATTGACACCCCCTATTGACTTTGCACAATATGTTGTTTATAATAAAATCGTAGCCGTGGTGTTTTAAAACTCAATCGGGGGAATTATTATTAACAAGAGAATTACAGTAACCGCAGAATCGAAAAGCGGCAGAAATGAAAAATTTCATGACAACGCAACAGGTAGAAACATGAATCGTGAACAATTCGTAAAATCCATTCAAAACGGGCGCTATGATGATTATCATGTCAGAGTCATAAACGGGGTCACTACACCCTGTTCCAATCCTGACAGCAATAAAACAAACAACTTAGACTAAGGGTTCAGCACCACGGCTACGCCATTCTTTTCTACGATTTCCTCGTCGGATATCACCGCTAAAACCGTTCCATCTGAGGCGGTTATGATTATTTCGGAATACTCCGTGTTTCCGATAGTCATTGCATGTCTCCTTCATTATGTCTGTCGTTAATGACTTTCTCGATATACCTTTCAACAAATTCGGTGAGCATACGAGTCAACTCTTCGTTTTGCTTACCGAGTTTTTGCTGCGCGACAGACCAAAACCACTTCAACCACAATATTGTCACTGCGCTTGATGTTATAACGGCTATTAGCATGTTGAGCATAGTTTCATCTCCTTTCTAATTGCATTAATTTCATTTTCGTGCTATACTGTTTTCGCCTTTTGTGGCAGAGAGGGGTTGGTTACATTGACCAAACTTTTGACTTTGCCTGTTCCTGTTGCTCCGGAAGAGTAGCCGATGCGGAAGGCGTTCCATGTGCGGACGGTGTCCGCCGAAGTGAAGCTCTGAACTAAGAACCGGCAGAACGTTGTCGGTGTGGGATTTCGCAAAAAGGGTTCATCATCCCGTGCAGGGAAGCACGTTAAAAAACGCAGATGAATCGGTCTCAGGCGCGCTTGATGCGTTTGGGGTTTAACCTCTTGCGCTGAGACTGCCCCACTGCAAGTCAGAACAGGTAAATAAAACCGGCAACAACATCCGAGACGACTCCTCGGGTGTTGTTTGCTTTTCCGAAGCAACAGGAGCAGGCAAAGAGCGTTTGTGTCAAGTGTGGAGTTTCTTCCGTTTTGCATTGGTAAAAGTCGCTTTAAAAGCGACTCAATGACCAAAAAAAATTGACGCTGGATTTTTGATATCAAGGATACTTATCATAGCCTCTATCTCGTTGCTGTTAAGAACACCCTTGTTGAGCTTGCGATTCAGCGTAGCTTCATGGATTCCCATTCGCTTTGCTACATCCGCCTGGGTCATCCCTCGCGCTCGTATCAAACCCTTAATTTCATTTGTGGCTATCATTCTTTCACCTCCTTAGTCGCTTTTTACGCTACTATGTTATCACTTCTCAAAACACTTGTCAAGCGTTTTTAAAAAATTTTTTCGCTTTTTAGTTGACTTTTCTTGCAAATCTGCTACAATAGGTCATGGAGGTGCGAGATATGTCTTTAGGTAATAATATAAAACATGCACGAAAAGCTGCCGGTTTGACACAAGAGGACATTGCAAAAGAAATTGGTGTTTCCAAGCAGACGGTTCAAAAATACGAGAGTGGAGTAATAACTACCATATCCTCTGACAAAATCGAGATAATCGCAAAGTTGCTTAAAACAACACCTGCAAAGCTCATGGGTTGGGAAGATGGCTCATCGCTTAAACTTATTTCCCCAAGCATTACAGATGATGTTGTTACTTTTCCGGTTCTCGGCAGTATCGCAGCAGGATTCGAAGAAGTCGCTGTCGAAGATTGGAGTGGCGCGGTTGTAGAAGTTCCGACTGCTTATCTGAAAGGGAGAGATAAAAAAGATTTCTTCGTTTTGGAAGTTCGCGGCAATTCGATGTATCCGCTCTACCACGAGAAAGACAAAGTTCTTATATTGAAGCAAAATTATATCGATCACAACGGTGATGTCGGAGCAGTCATTTACGATGGGGAATGCGCTACACTCAAACGCGTCGATATTTCAGATGACATGGTAAGACTTAGTCCGATAAATCCCGAGTATCAACCGAAAGAGCTTCACGGTGCGGATTTAGAGATGTACCACATTCTCGGCGTTCCTCGCTTGCTCATACGTGAAATAAATTAAAAGAACCCCCGGTGCTGGAACACCGAGGGCTCGCATACCAAAACACGCCTACCAAAGAGTGAGTTGATATATTTAATAGTATATCACCCCGCTCTGTTAATGGCAAGTAAAATAACAGAAAGCGGGTATTTTTATGCGTTTACCTAATGGATATGGTTCAGTATATAAATTATCAGGAAACAGACGAAAGCCTTATATCGCTCGCCGAACTATCGGGTGGGACGATAACGGGAAACAATTATACGCCAACATCGGGTACTATCGAACAAGAGCGGAAGCCTTGCAAGCCCTCGCCGCATTTAATGATAATCCATATGATTTGCAGCTTTCAAAGGTAACATTTTCCGAGATATACGAGCGTTGGTGGAATGACACATTCGATGATGAATCGAACCGCTCAACCACGAGAAATTACAGTGCAGCTTATAAACACTGTTCATCTCTCTATGATATGCATATGTCAGACATACGCCCGTCTCATATGCAGGATGTTATAGATTCCTGTACTGCCGGATATCAAATGCAGAAAAGAATTCGGATCCTGTTCAACCAGCTATATCGCTGGTGTATAAGTCATGATGCTATAAAAAAGAACTATGCAGAGCAAGTGAAAATTACCGCTAAAGAAGAGTCTAAACCGAGGGCGGCATTTTCAACAGATGAAGTCGCTTTATTATGGAGTTGGATAGATAAGCATGAATACATCTCAATGATACTCATACTCATATATTCGGGAGTCAGAATTTCCGAACTGCTCGATCTCAAAAAAGAAGATGTTCATCTTGATGAGCAGTGGTTCAATGTGAGACATTCCAAAACCGAAGCAGGTGTTAGAGCCGTGCCTATTGCCGATAAGGTTCTCCCCTTTTGGCGCAACTTCATGGAAAAATCAAAAAGCCCCTATGCCGTATGCACAGAGGACGGTAAGAAGTTAAACTACGACAACTTCGTCAGAGCTTATTGGTTTCCGCTGATGAGCGAGTTGAACATGAAACACACTCCGCACGAAACACGGCATACATTCATTTCTCTCATGGTTGCCGCGAATGCAAATCAGACAATTCTCAAGAAAATCGTCGGTCACAAGTCCATAATGAACATCACTGAAAAAGTTTATACCCATGTGGAGATTCAGACCTTACTCAGAGAGGTAAATCTGATTTGATTTTGTTAGTTGCGTGTTAGTTGTTTGTTAGTTGTAGAGTCAAAAGCAGCCCATTTTCAAGCACTTTAAAATGAATACAACCCTTGAAAACATTGAGTTTCAAGGGTTGTAGTGTTATGGTGCGGATAACAGGAGTTGAACCTGCACCGAGTTGCCCCGACTAGAACCTGAATCTAGCGCGTCTGCCAATTCCGCCATATCCGCATTTGTACTTCCTAAATTTCACACGGCGGAAGCTACCGAGGGTGAAGCTGAACGCTTTAATCACCGATAAGTTTGGCGGGCACCCTAAGGAACCCGCCATGGTGCGAGAGACGGGACTTGAACCCGTACGGGATTACCACACGCCCCTCAAACGTGCGCGTCTGCCGATTCCGCCACTCTCGCAGGTCTGTTCTGAATCGTTGTCTTTGTTCCCTCAGAACGTTGACTATTATAGCAAAAGGGGTTGTTTATGTCAAGCTTTTTTTCAAAGTTTTTTCAATATTTTTTCCTTTATTTTTGAGCGACGTTTGACGCCTGATTATTCGCTTTCTAAAGCCGTTATTTTGTCGGCGATAGCCTTGAACACCGGGGCGCAGTCCGACGCGCCTCCGCTTCCCCTCTCTTTAAAAACAGTTATGACATAACAGGGATTTTCAGCCGGGAACCAGCCCGAAAACCATGTGTTATATAATTCCTCTCCGTTTTCAAACTTCCCGGTCTGCGCGGTTGCTGTTTTGCCGGCGGCGGTGGTGTTTTCAGGCTTTGCTCCCCTGCCGTTTCCGTTTTCGACTGCGCTTTTGAGATATTTTGAAAGTATCGAGGCAGTATTACCGCTCATAACATACTCGCCCGCACGCTTTTCATGTTCAAAGACAATGCTTGTCCCGTCAACAGCTTTTTCGACAAGGTACGGGGTGTTGTATGCGCCGCCGTTTGCTATGCAGGACACGTAGGCGCAGACGGTGAGCGGAGATGCGGTAAGCGTGCCCTGACCGAACGCAAGATTGGCAACAGCTGCCTTTGAGTCGAGCTCGGAGACTTTCGGCAGATATCCCGATACAGAAGTTATGCCGTCGCACAAGTCTATAGATTTGCCAAAACCGAGATCGGAGAGAGTCGATATCATCTTTTCTCTGTCGAGCTTCTGCGCAATGTGGATAAAATAGGCGTTGCAGGAACGCTCAAGTGCGCCGCACATATCAACGACTCCGTGAGCCTTATGCTCATAGCAGCCGAACTCGACACCGCCGACTTCCGTCACGCCCGTGCAGTCATATTTTATTGACGGAGATATCCCCTGTTCGAGCGCGGCAGCGGCGACGGCAGGTTTGAACACGGAGCCTACCGCAAAAGCGCAAAAAGCGCGGTTGATAAACGGAGAATTGCTGTCCGAAAGGCTCTTTGCCGGGTCGTTTGAATCGAACACCGGTCGGCTCGCGCAGGCTCTTATCGCCCCGTTTTTCGGGTCGAGTATAACAACTGCGCCGATGTCCACTCCGCACTCGTCCATGCAGTCTTCGACAATCTGCTGAATTTCAAGATTGAGCGTTAAATATACGCCCGACTCGCCGTATCCTCCGTC